GCCCGGACCTTAAAAGCCTGCCAGGGGCAAGTATAAAGTCCGGCGCTACTGCTGCCAACCGTCTACTGGGACTGCGCTTCGCGGAAACGCACGCCGTACTTCCGGCACAGGGTCCGGACGATGTCGGCGTTCGTCGCCGAATACCCGGTTCCTTCGGGGACGAGGTCTTCCAGCCCCATGCCGGAAAGCTCGAACCGTGCGTGCGGTTCCGCGTACAGCACCACTACGGGTTCCGGTGCTTTTTCGACGGCCTGCCGGATCGTCTTTTCCGGGGCCTTTTCTGCCGGGGCCTTTTCGTCTGCCATGACCTTTACCTCAGTCGTCGTAGATGCTGGATGTCGCTTCGACCACATACATGGTCTGGAATGAAGGCCGGTTTGCTTTGTCCAGCGGCTGACCGGAGGGGCCGCCCTGACGGCGCAAGGAACCGAAACGGGACATGTACACGACCTGCTCGCCGCCGATTACCGGCCGGAACGCGTTCATGATCATCCGGTCCACCAGCTGGGCCAGCTCCTCGGCCTGGGCGAAGACCGTGTTCCAGTTGGTGGAGCTGAGTCCCATCGGCCCCACCGTCTTGACCATGAAGACACGCTGCTCGATGCGCCCGTCCACCTGCATGCCTCCGCCGGGGACGGGAGTTACGACGAGGTGGCGGCGGGGCTCGGACTCGGGTCCCACGGGACCCTGGTAGATGGCGAGACTTTCCTCGCCCCATTCCTGGTCGCCCAGCCAGGTGATGAAATCCAGAGTGATCATCAGAAGCCCAGCCCCAGTGCCTTGACCTCGGCCTTGGCCCGCAGTTCCTCCGCAGACAGCCGGTGCACGTTCGGGGGCCGGTGGTACACCTGCTCGTCGCCGTCCAGCACTTCCGGGGAGCCGGAGGCCCTCAGGTCGCTGAATTCGCGGGGGGCCAGGTCGTAGTACTCCCAGTTCAGGTCTTCCATGCACTTGGCCATGGCATCCTGCATGGCCGTCCGGCCGTGCAGGATGCCATCTGCGAGCGTGCGGAGCATGTCGGGGTGCTTGTGCAGGAGGGAGGTCGCCAGAGCGAGCGCTATGCCGCCTTCGGGGTGATTGAACTCGATCCCGACCTCTTGGTAGTGCGCGTAAATCTGATCCACGGTCAGTGATCCGACAAGATCGAATTCGGTCGCCTGGATCAGTTCTTCAACGCCGTCGGAGAATGACCCCATCGCTACCACCAGACCGGAGCGAGGTCGAAGTCCCCGAGAGAGAACATGGTGCCGTCATACCGGTTCTCGACCCACGGGTTGTCGCTGCGCTGCTCGGAGCCCGCTCCCGGCAGGGGCAGCATGATGTCCCCGGTACGGATCTTCTCCAGCATCGCCAGGGCCTGAGTCGCCTTCAGCTGGACAGGATGCGTCGGCTGCAGCGGGATGCTTCCCAGGTAGGTGAGGGTCGCGTACAGGGCCGCAATGTCCCGCGAGAGCATCATCAGCAGGGGCGGGACTGTCACGGTGATCGGGATGGCGTACCGGGCTGTCAGATAGCCGTCGATCAGGGCGTCGGCCTCGGTGATCTTGTCCTGGATGTCGGGGTCGGACAGGGACGCCGCGCTGGTGGTGTCGGTGATGACGCCTCCAGCGGTGAGGGCCGTCCGGACGCTCGTCGGTGTGGAGTACGGCATGACGGCCCTCCCTTCGCCTGTGGCCGGTTACGCGGTCGGCTTGTTGGGCGGGCGGCCGACGCGCTTGGCGGCCGGAGGCTCGGTGGCCGGGGGCTCGGTGGGCTCTTCGGTGGCTTCGTCGGTCACGATCTCGCCGACGCCGTTCTTGACGTGGTAGTCGGCCACGGACACCGGCAGGTCGATCTCCCCGCCGGTCTCCACCGGGAAGCTCGACACCGAGCGGTCGGGGTGGAAGATGCTGGTGTTGGGCCGGGTCACCCGGAACCGGACCTGCCGTTCGGGGGTCTTCACGTCAGCCATGGTGTGTTCTCCTCGGGAAAAGGTTCGCCTGTGCCGGGCAGTTGGAATACCCATAATCCTTCAACGTATTTTGGCACACCTCATACCACAAGGTCCATGGCAGACCAATACGGGCTATTTCGGGGGGCTGTATCGCTTTCCATTGAGAATCAGCGACAAAAGGCCTTCCGAAATCCCCGCCTGACGGGCAAACGCCGACTGGGTACCCATCTGACCTGCGAACTCTCGGCGCAGCTTTTCGGCGAGGTCCACGGTCATACGCACTCGGGGCTTTCCGCTGATGGGTGTGTAGGCCGGGTCGTGCCAGGTCCGGTTGGCCAGCACGTGTGTAACCGTCACTTTCCCGACGCTGTATTCGTCTGCCAGGTCTTCCTGCCGGTAATCGCCCGTGGCGTACTTCTCCCGTATTTCCCGGACTAGCAGCCAGTTCAGCCGGGCAGCGGGGTTGTTCTCACCTGCGTTCATGGCCCCGACCTTAACGCGACAGCCTCCCTGGATCTCAGGGAGGCTGTCGTGCCGGTGACCGGCGGCGTCGATCAGATGCCGGTGATCACGCGTGCGGCCTTCGGCTGGTCCAGGAAGATCGCGGACTGCCGGACGACGTTGCAGCGCCACGTCTCGTTGGTGTTGTTCCGCTCCAGCGGCGTCACGTCCAGGGGACGTTCGTCGGCGATGCCGCCCACCGTGCCGGACTCCAGGAGGATCGCGGAGGTGGTGGGGACGCGCCAGGACTTGACGACCTTGAACTGACCGAAGAGCAGGCCCGGCAGGCTCAGCCTGTCGGCGGAGGCCGTGCGGTCGGAGCCGACGAAGTACTTGTTCATGTCGGAGTTGAGCGCCAGGTCCATCGCGCGGGCGTGGTGCAGGATCAGCGTGTCCGGCTCGAACCCGAACTTCTGGACGCCGCTCTGGTTGGTGCTGTCCGCGTCCGCGAGCTGGATGGCCAGCATCGCGTTCGCCAGCGTGGACCGCACGTCGGTGGCCGTTGCCCAGGCGGTGCCGGAGGCGGTGGACGCGAACCCGGCGATGGCCTGGGCTAAGAACGCGTCCTCCCAGGCGGCCTTCATGGAGTTGACGACCTGGGTGATGCTGGTGTTGACCCGGTCCATGTCGTTCCGGCGGCGCATCTCCTCGGTGAACTCGATGCCGAAGGCGCGCTTGATGGTCCGGGCCGCCTTGCCGATCCCGAGGTTCGCGGTGATCAGCGGGATCTCGCCGCCCTCCGCGACGACGGACGGGCCGCCGTTGGCGTACAGCGGGGTGCTCTCGTTGTACAGCACGACGCCGGACGGCACGTCCTGGACCTTGCGTAACACCACATCGGTGATGAACTGCTGGTCGGCCAGGCCGAGGATGCGCTCCTTGATGACGTTGGGGCGCTTGAGCAGGGTGTTGACTGTCAGCCGGAAACCGTCGTTGCTGGAAACGGTACCTACCGTGGTCTGAGGCATGTCTCAGTTCCTCTCTGTGTCTCGTGTCTTGTGTGGATCAGACGCCGAGACGCAGCTCGACGGGGCCGGTGCTGCCCGAGGCGATGGCCGCCTGGGCGATGCCGACGATGGCTGCGGGGGTGTCGGTGCCGGACACCCAGGTCACGACGGTGCCAGCGGCACCGGCCTTGAGCACGTCGAAGGCGGCGATGGTGCCGCCAGCGGTGAGGGTCCAGACGCCGGACTTGGCGACCGAGATGGTGTCGCCCACCACGGAGGCGTCAAGCGCCTGGCGGGTGACGCCCGTGCCGTACGTGATCGAGGTACCGGCGCTGTAGGTGCCGACCGCGTCGTCCTGCGCGATACCGGCGACCTTCACGGAGGTGAGACCGGCGGGCTGGATCTTGGTGGTGCTGCTCTCGGTGACGTACTCCACGAGCGTGCCTGCGACGACAGCGCTTGTGCTGAGGACCTGAAAGGTCTGCGGACCGGATTGCCGGAAAAGCGGGCTTACTCCCATGACACTCTCCTTGTGCGTTTCTGCCGGGAGTCCCGGTCAGCGGTTGTACTGCTTGCCCCACAGGGAGGCGAGCTGCTTGTCTTCCTCGGCCTCAGAGGCGGCCCGGTCTTCCCCGGTCAGGGGGACGTTGTGGCCGCGTTCGCGGGCGAGTTCGATGTAACCGGTGGCGGAGTCGAGGAGCTGCCGCACGATGGAGGCGGCGTCCACGGAGGTGCTGCCTCCTGCCGGGTTGGACAGTTCCAGGGTCGCGGCGGGACCGGCGATCAGAACGGGCCGGGCCAGTTCCACCAGAGCGGCGGGGACACCCTGGCGTACGTAGTCCCTCTTGAGGGCCTCGAACTGCTGGAGCGCCAGCTGCTGCTGCAGGACGGTCACCTGGTTGGACAGGGCGAGCACCTCGGGGGCCGCCTCGTTGGACAGGGTGACCGCCCCAGCACCGACCAGCTCACGAGCGGGCTCTGTCACCGGCTCCGGCTCTTCGGCGGCAGCGTCGGTGGCGTCCGTGTCGTCGTCGGTGGCGGCGTCGGTGGCGACTGCCGCATCCCGGGAGCGCGCGGCTTCCAGTTCTGCTTCCCAGGACCCGAGGAGGTCTTCGTCCGTGAAGCCGGTCAGATCCGGGTCCGGGCTGTCCTCCACCAGTCCGCTGCCGAACTCCCCGGTACCCAGGCGCTCGGCCAGCTCCTCGTCGGTCGGCTCGGTGATCTCGGCGGGAACCTCTTCGGCCGTGGTCTCCTCGGCGGGAGTCTCCTCGGCGGAGGTCTCCTCGTCCTCGTCCTCGGCCGCCTCGTCCTCCGTGATACCCAGCTCGGCGGCCAGCTGATCCAGCTCCTCGTCGGAGAGCGCTTCAACAGCCGCTGCGATCTCCTCCTCGGTGGGCTCGTCCACGACCTCGGCGGTCTCCGCCGTCTCGGGCGCATCGTCGGTGAGCAGGGCGTCCTGACCAGGCTCTTCGATCAGCTCGTCATCGGCATCCGTGGTGCCGGTGGCGTCGGTGGTCGCCGTGGGCTCCTCGTCGGAGGCGAATGCGGACGAGAAGATTGCCAGTTCCTCGTCGGTCATCTCCAGGGCTTCCAGGGCTTCCACGGTCATGTCGGTAGCCTCGGCCACCCGCTGCAAATTGTCGGCACGTGTGGCCATGTGCTCCAACTCCTCGTATGAAGTCGCTGACAGATCGATCACGTTCTCTGGCGCGACCCCGTTGGACAACGCCACTTCTTCCCAGGTACCGAGTCCGGGAATGACCGGATCCAGGGTGCCCAGAACGTGCTGCAGCGCCCGGGGGAATTGCTTCCCGTCCGAGCGCTGGTAGTTCTCAAGGATGCGTGCGGAGACCCCTAACTTCGGGTTCTCTTTCAACACCTGGGCGGCTGCCGGGGTGACCTGGATCGTGGCGTACAGGCCGTCGTCGCCGACTTCGCAGCCCAGCACTTCGCCCCCGAACCGCTCGGGGTCCAGGGTGTGGCTGTTGTTGGTGTCGGCCAGCATGAACGCAACCTGGTCGTAAGCCTTGTCGTTGAAGGACTGCGCCAGGTCGGTGAGGTACTGGTCATCGAAGGAGATCTTGCGGCCCCGGTAGCTGATGGTGGCCTTGGGGAGAATCCGCTTGCGGTAGACCTTTTGGGAGAGCATGACGGCGTCGCTGTCATCGTGAGGTGACAACAGTAACTCGCGTTCGGCCATCCCATTTCCCCTTGAATATCGACTGCGACCTCATAGTAATAGATAAGTCGCAGTATTGGCTATCATCCTGGCTTGTTTCAAGCAAGGGGGAAATGGCGCAGCCCCTGAAATGGCCGGGTAGGCTATTTCGGGGGACTGGAAGTAACAGGCTATTTCAGGTGTAGGTCAATTTATTGCGGCGGCTGATGCAGCTGAGCGTCCTCTTGCCAGCCCCGTACCCCTCTGAAAATTTGCTTACGCACCGAGGTTGTTGGTGAAGACCGTGCCGGTACCAGCGATTTCGGACGCCGCAACTGCCAGGGCTCCCTTGGTGATGAGAACGTTGCTGGTGATGAGGTTGGGGCCCGAGCCGCCCATGGCCTCCTCGCGGATCAGGGAGCGGGTCTTGCCCGCCGTCGCTGAGGACGCGAGGACATTGCCGGTGATCATGTTGTTCTTGGTGCCGTACTCCAGATGGATGCCCGATACCTGACCACCGAGCGAGCCCACCTCTCCCATCCCGAAGAGCGTGCAGCTGGAGACCACATTGCCCGTGGCGGCTATGAAGATCGAATCTCCGGCGGTGCCGTCGAAGTTGCAGCCAACGATCTTTGTGGAGGAAGCGTCTTGGAGCCGGACCCCCTTGGTGTTGTTGGTGGCACCACCGACGAAGTTACAGCTGTCGATGAACTGTGTGCCTGCGCGGTCCAGGATGCACACAGCCGTCCCATAAGTGGTGCCGCCGGATCCGCCCAGGAACTCGAAATCGCAGGCCACGACCTGGTTCTCATCGTTTGAGTTCATCTGGATGCCCCGGCCGGGGCCGGTCGAGGTCATGGACTGGTCGAACAGACAGCCGATGACCCTGTTGTTGTGACCGAACGCCCCTCCGGTCTGAGGACCAAGGTAGAGGGCATCGTCACGACAGGCGATGAAGTGAATGTTGTCGAAGCGGCAGGCCACGGCACCAGAGCCGTCGATGCCTCCAGAGGTGCCCGTGGTGCCCTGTGCCGTGCAGTTGCCGTCGATGGTCAGGTCGCGCATGAGGATGCGGGTATCGGCGCCGGTCATCTGGAAGACAAAGCAGTTGCTAGCTGCCTTGAGTTTGATAGAAGTTCCCCAGCCGGAACCGATGATGGAGTAACCGGACCCGCCTGGTAGGACGATGGGTTGGGATGCTATGTACGTCCCGGCCGGTAGGTACATGGAAGTCTGGGATGTGGCGGCATCGTTCACAGCCGCCTGAAGGGCTGCGTAGTCGTCGGTGACCCCGTCTCCCAGGGCCCCGTAGATGGGGGTCTTGACGTTGATTCCGGCGGACGCCCACGGGCCTTCAATGAGGTACATCGTCAGGCTCTCCAAACACCCCTGGGGGTCTGTTTCCGGGCATTCCGGATCACCCCATAGCTATCGTAGATCGTCGATTCGCCGCACACAACACTGTGCAGCCTTCGTTGCAGCCTTCGCCGGGATCTCTGCTTGAAGCCGTCCACGGGGGGTGGAAGGCGGGGGTTACCCCGATCCGGAAAATGTACCCGTGTGTTTCCGCGCGTGTGCGTGGGCGCGCGCCCACACGTATAGGCATACACATACAGGGGTAACTAGGTAACCTTCATACAAACATGCAGGTCAGACAGGGTATTTGAGAAGTAACTTTTGGGGTAACTACAGGGGTAACCATGAGGTAACTTGGGTCTATGGAGGGTGTTCGAGCTTTGTTGATCTTGACTTGTGCTCATGCTCATGTCATGTGATCTTGGGCAGATCTGCCCGGTTACCCCGGTCGTTACCCTGCTGAGGTAACCCGAGGACTAGGTGATCACACCCCTTCAACGTGCTAGGGTGTGCCTCCTCAGAACGACAGAACCCCCGGAACGGCTGCGAACCGTCCGGGGGCTGAAGAGAGGTACTAGCTCTCGATGACCGAGGTTATCTCCCCTACCACCGGGCAGGCAACTCCTACTATGCCCACCTCTGTCACCACCGCCACCCTGGATACCGGATGGCTGTTGTCCAAGGACGGCATCCTCCACGTGATCACCCGTGTACGGGATCCGGACGACCCGGCGAAGTTCATACTCACCGAAGAGCCCTACGCCAATTTCGACGTAGCGGCGCTCGGGATCATCGCGGATGACGCGACCGAGCGCAGGGCATGGGACGTGACCATCCAGAGGCAGGACGACGGCCGGAATCTCAGGCGTGTCCTGGATGAAAAGACGCTCTCGGACCCTCGCAAGCTGACGCTATGGCTCACCTCCGCCGGGGTGTCCGTGATGTGCCCTGACTCCGCCCTCGGGGGCCGCACGACCGCCGGAGTGCGTCTGCTGCGCTACATCAACGCCCAGAAGCCCCCTGAGGCCACCATCGTGGACCAGGTGGGGTATCACCCCGACCTGAACCTTTTCGTGGCCCACGAGGGCGTACTGACCCCAGGATCGACGTGTTTCGACACTGCCGCCCCCTACCGGCCCTCGGCGCAGCTGTCCACGTCCGGGGATGCTCCCTTCGCATACGGGATGGCGAAGAACGGCCTGGCCGAAGTGCAGGA